CTACAAGCGCAACCAGCCCCCCAAAACGGGCGGAAACACCCCCGCCGAAGGGGGGTTATGAATGGGGAGATTCTCAAGCCTACCCCATTCTGATTTTTTATAATATAAAATGAATTTCAAATTTCGTATTCGGAATTAAAGTTGCTATTTACTTCCGTCCGATAAGGAGGATAGGATAGAAGGACTTCAGGTGGAAGGAGACGAAGGGTATGGATGAGATGCTTCCTGATTTTAATGGCCATGAAATTGATCTCAGCAAGTTGATCCTCGTTCTGGCGGGTACGGGGATGACAAATCAAGAGATAGCAGTTTCTATCGGGCTGACCTTACCTAAATTTAATCATTTGCTAGCGAAGCATCCTGATTTCAGGGATCTTGTCAATGAGGCGAAGGAAGGGCCGAATCATCTGGTTGAGCAGAGCCTCTTCAAACGCGCTCTCGGATTTCAAACGAAAGAGGTTAAGCATAAGGACGGGAAACCAGTCGAAGTCACGATCAAGGAATTCGCTCCTGATCCTGTCAGTTGTATCTTCTGGTTGAAGAACAGAAGTCCAAAACGGTGGCGGGACGTTATCGAACACCGGCACTCGCTGAGGGACAGGATGGATCGGGCGCATACGGCGATATCAGATCGGACTCGGGGCGAGTTGTCTTCAGGTGCGGACGAATGACCCTTATCCCTGATCATATTTGGGGGATTTGGACGGTTTGGCAGGAAGCCAGGGGTGAATCCTATAAAGGGAAGGTCGCCGTTGCCGAAGTCATACTGAGGAGGGCTGAGAAGAGGTATTCGTCAGACGGTACGATAGCTGGAACGGTTTTGCGGCCCCTACAATTCTCCGGTTGGAACTCCAGAGACCCAAATAGACTCAAATCCGTGAAGGTCGATTCTGAAGATCCCACAATGGTCGAATGCATCGACGCTTGGAATGAAGCGGAATCTGGGTCAAATCTATCCAAAGGGGCTGTATTATACCATAATCCCGCTATTTGTTCCCCACGTTGGGCGAAAAACACCATCGTTGTAGCTAGAATTGGTAATCACGCTTTTTCTGTACCAAAAAATTGGGGAGGAGTAACCGTTGCCTGACGATAAGGATAACAACGAGAGACACCGCACTTTAGCGGAAAGATTTGAGCAGGACAGAGAGGGCAAAAAGGAGACGACCAACAAATGTTCACAGACGAAAACCTGCTACGATTTGCTCCGTCCGTTATTGGGGCACTCTTTGCCGGAGGATTCGCTTGGGCTACCGTGCGGTGGGAGCAGTGGTCGATGCGTAGGTCTATGCGACGGCACGAGCGTGCCACGAAATTCATTCTCCATACACTCATCGTCCTTGCTCAATCCCACAACGAAAATCATCAGACTCCCGAATCCACGCGAATTGACCTTTCCGAACTATCTCAAATACTTGGCGGTAGCGATAGAGAGCGTTGATTCTGATCCTAGCGATTCAAATTGTCCTAGATTTCCACTTCTTATGGAACCACCACCCCCTCCTCCGCACAAATGGCCTAAGAGATACCGGATAGCTCTTTGGAAAGGTGTTACTTGCGGGGGAGTCTTTTTAACCATGGATCCTATTCTTCGTTGGCTTTGGGGGGCGTAACCTTCAAACAAGGAGGTCATCTTGGATTCAATTTTAAGTTTAATAGTTTCAATCTTTATAGTCTGTATGATTCTTTTTTGTGCCGGGTGGATGTTTTACAAATTCGGCAAAGGGTCTATCGCCGTCAAAATCCAGAGATACGTCGCTTCCGTGAAGAAATGGTTGCATGATCGGAAGGCGACCACGGAGAAGGTCTAATGTGGGTGTTCGTATATATTATGATTATGATTATCATTGGACTTTTGATTCGTGATGAGTTTCGCTATCACAACAAACTCATAAAGAAACTACAAGACGTACCGAAGGAAGATCCACCGAGCAGCTACAAGAAGGGTTTATTGTAGGAGGAAATATGGCAGAGGAAGAAAAACCCCCTCAAGAAGTAAGACCGCCTCGCACGGAACGCAAAAGAGGGATGTTTCGTGAGTCCGATGGAAAGATTTCCGCGATAAGAATACTGATGCTCTTATGGGGAATTGGATTGTTCATAGTTTGGTCTTCAATTTCCCTCTACAAGATGGAACCAGCGATTATCGATGGTCAACTTTTATTGTTTGCTTCTTCAATAGTCCTCTATAAGGTGGGCCAAAAATTTGGGGAGAAAAAATAATGAAATGGAAAATTCCTTTTCTGATTCTTTTTGTTTTCATAGTGAGCACCGGATTTGTCAGTATAAGTGGTGCGGAAACCCTGTCTTGGAACGCTGTAACTACCTACACAGACGGGTCAACTATTCCATCAGCGACAAGCAAGACCTACCGTGCGTTTTGGAGTACCAGTTCCTCTCTGGCTACCTTACGTGAAATGGGATCATCGTCAAGTTCTGTATCTAGGACATTTAACGTAAATTCCGAAGGCATGACCAGAGGAACATCCGTATACTTCACCGTTCGTGCCACTGTGAATGGGGTGGATAGTGCCAATGCCACTCCGTTGGCTTGGGCAGTCCCTTCGTTCGCTCCTTCGGCCCCAACGAATTTGCGTGTGAACTAAGTAGGAGGGTAAATGCCGGAGGGTCGTAAATGGTCGATGGGAGAAAGAGAGGGGGAGAAACGCCCCTCGTCCTTAAATGGTGCTCTGTTTGCGGATCGTTTGCCGGTTTTCAAGATTGTCCTGAAGAAATGGTGGGTAGTGGGAATCATTGTGCTTCTCCTTTTGATTGCCCTCGGAGGATGGGCACAGGCTATAAGGAACGGGGCAAAGGTCGATGGGTTGTTGACGGAGATTGAAACGATGAGGGTTGAATTCGAAAGAGAAGTCGGGTTGAAGGATTTGGCAAGGGAAGCACAGGAGTCAGCATATAATCACGAAATGGAAAAATTAAGAGACTCCTATTCTAAAAATAAACGTAAGTATACAAAAAGGAGAAGTAAGACTAAAAAATGGAATCCACCTAAAAATCTTATAGAAACAGCGAAGCGATTTCGGATTCATGGATACGAGGCGTATATCAGATGAAAACTTGGGTTTGGGCTTTGGTCTTTGTATTGACCTTCCCAACCCCCATTTTGGCTTTCCACGATGGATCGATGATTCCACATGGTACTGATTCCATTTGTTTCAACGAGAGTGGGGCCAATAAAATTCTCAAAACTTTGGAAGACTACGATGGTCTGATTTTAGACGTCAGTAATTGCGAAGGATTGATTGTAGAATGCGAAAACCTAGTATCGACTTGCAACGAGCAATTGGAATGGAATTCAAATGAGATTTTAGTATTGATCGAGCAGCGCGACGAAGGCATCCGTATGTTAGAGGATGCGCAGAAAGCCGCGAAAATAGCCAAGAAGGGAACGTGGTGGGAACGTGCCAAGAGTAATAGTAAGTGGTTAGGCTATGGAGCAATCATAGGAGGAGCCATTATTTTGGCGATTACGAAATGAAAATATGCCGAAAATGTGGAATAAAAGTTCCTATACCCGAAACTGGTCCCATGCTATGCCCAATATGCAACGGATTTATTGAGAGACGCAAGGAAACAATGAATTGCCCAAAGTGCAAAAATCCCGTATTCGTACCTAGAAACAAATCTACTATTTGCCCTTATTGTAAAGAAGTTCTGCAGTATTAAAGCGGAGGAATATTTTATGGGCGATTTGATTTTAATTCGTAGAAAAGGCAGTGGTGGAGGGAATGGGAATGACGGCGAGCCTCCGGATAAACCATCCCCATTACGTCCTAGAAAACCTCGTGTTAGTAACAGAGACATCGAGCCGTTTATAAAAGACCCTGCATCTATCAGTTCCGATTTATTGGATTTGGTTGATCTGCCTCTTCCTGCGCCCATACTTAGGAGAGAAATTCAACGCCAGGAAAAGCAAAATCCAATAAATAAAGAAATAGATTTGATGAAGAAGTATAAAGAAAAGCCTCTTTTATTTTGGAGGGATGAACTAGGTATTCCTATAGATCCATGGATGAATGATAAACCTCCCAAGAGTTGGAAACCTGGCGATCCTGTTCCTCTCTGGAGTAAGCAAAGGGATATTATTAAGGCCATGGTCGAGCATCGGAAGGTGGCCGTTAAATCCGGACACGGCGTTGGTAAGACGTTTCTGGCTGCGGGGATTACCCTGTACCTAGCATACGTCTGGCACGCTACCGGGATGACTACAGCCCCAACCTTCCGTCAGGTTCGTCGTGCTCTTTGGGGGGAGATTCATTATCAGTACAACCGTGCCCGTGTCCCTCTAGGCGGGAAGATGAACCAAGTTTCTTTGGATCTTGGAGATAAGTGGTTCGTTGAAGGATTCGCCACCGATAAGCCAATGGATAACATTACAGGTATTCACGAAGAGAACATTTTCGTAATTGTTGATGAAGCCGGGGGTGTCGTACCTACTACCTTTGAGGCGTTGGACGCTTTGCTAACTTCGGAGAATACCTTTGTATTGTATATTGGAAACCCTGTAGACCCTACTGGAGCATTTGCGGAGGTTTTTAAACCAGATTCTGGATTTAAGAATTTTACCCTCAGCTGCTATGATTGTCCAAACGTAAAGCACGATAAGGTTTTTTATCCAAAGCTAACCGTTAAGAAGTGGGTAGACGATAAGGTAAAGAAATGGGGCTCAGAATCTAATCTGTTCCGTGTTAGGGTTTTAGGAGAGTTTCCAGAGGAGAGCAAGGATACCCTTATCCCCATTCGGTATATTGAAAAGGCTTTGGAAAAGGGGAGAGAAGGACTTTTTCCAGCAGATCAGATTTATGCTTTTGGATTGGACGTGGCTAGACAGGGTTCGGACAGTACTACCTATGGAATACGGTATAGATCAGGACTTTTTAGACTTCATGAGTCTACCCAGAAGAAGCGGGAAACGGAAACCGCAGGAAAGATGGTAGACATCTACAATGAATTTATTCCTGAATTCAAATATAGGGATTTGAATACTTTGGAGAATAAACTGAAAGAGCTAGGGGGCAAGGAGGAAGAAGCCTTCTTCCCTCCAATCAACGTGGATGATATCGGGGTTGGTGGAGGGGTGGTCAGTATTTTAATAGAGGACGAATATCCAACCAATGGCGTAAACGTAGCAGAGTCTCCTGATCCCTCCGATCCAGATGAAGCGAAGTTGTTTCTAAATAAGCGTGCCCAGTATTACTGGAATCTGAAGAAACTATTCGAAGGTGGGTTAGTGGCTATAGATGACGAAGAGCTGGCCTTCGAATTATCCAAATTAAAAATGGAATTCCTACGGAGCGGAAAAATTAAAATAGTGGACAAGGAAACCATTAAGAAAGAATTGGCTGGTCGTAGTCCAGATAAGGCTGAATGTATGATGTTGGCCTTTTCGATGGACTATGCCGATGTGGAGAGGGAGCTAGTCAGATTTATTTAAAGGGGGAAATGTCATGGCGAAGAGAAGGGCAAAAAGGATCAAGTTGAAGTTTCCTCACAAACCACCTGTGCTGGTTAGGCCAGAGGTTCTTGAGGAAGCAAAGAAAAAGAAAAAATAGTAGTACACGCGAGGTGGTTGTATGAAAGGGTTTTGGGAAAAGTGGAGGGTCATGATCTCTGTAATCGGTACGTTCTTGTTTGTGTTTGGTTTGGCTACAACTTTCGTTGTAAAGTCCCAATCTATCGCTACTTGCGAACAGGTGGAAGAGGCTAAATCGAGTGCAGTAGGTGTTCATAATAAAGACTTCGCAGAACTGTCGGAAGTCTTGAGAGAACAAATTCAGAAGAGCGATAGACAAGAATTAGACAGACAGCGAAAAGGGTTTCAGCAAGAGGTATACGCAATCGAAGATAGGATGAAAGTGGAAGGGCGAACCCCGTATCTTGTGGATCGGTGGAGATGGAATAAACAGCAGTCGGATGATACTAATCTGAAGTGGAAAGAGCTGTACGAATAATGGAGAAAAACGGAGGGTGAGGGCATGTTTAACCAGATGTTGGCAGAATCGGTTGCTGGGGCGGTTTTTTGGTTATTGATAATATTCGGAACGGGCATTACCTTGCGGTTTCTGATAAGAGATTTCATAGATTTTATGCTGAGCGATGTAAGTAAGAAACCGCCAGAGGAAGAAAGTTAGCTAGAGGCAGATAAAAAGAGTCGAGAATAATCTTGATACGGATTATAGTTAAATTCAACGGCTTTGTCCATAGGAGATAGGAATGGCGAACCGCTTAGAGCAATTGAGGAGAGGCACAATCGGAAAGAGTTCCATCGATGCGGTGTTTTTAAGAAATAAACAAATGTTAGGGGTAAACGAGGATCAAATAATTCGGGAGTCATACAAGAAGTCAGATTTGGTGTATGTCTGTATTTCTACCACTGCCAAGGCTATATCTCAAATTCCGTTAATGGCTGTTAAAACTTCAGGACAAGGGGGTCAATATCGACCTCTTCCAGAGTCAGACCCTTGGGTTAAATTAATTGAACGTCCTAACTACATCACAGATAAATATTCATTTATCGAGTCGATAATTACCCATTTGCTTTTGGATGGGGAAGTGTTCGTAGTACCATTCCCTCCTAAGTTAAACCCGCCTAGTTCCCTTTGGATTGTCAGAAATAAATTCATTAGCCCGGCAAGAGATTCTAAAACGGGGCTTTTGATGGGGTGGCTCTATAATCAGTCTGGGCATACTACGGAGTCTGGTAACGTAGCAAGACCAGATTCCATTCCATTAGGCATTGACGAAGTAGCCCGTATCTTTTTAATCAATCCATATGATCCATTGAGGGGAATGTCCCCCATAGAAGCGGGGAAAATGAGTATAGTGGTAGATTACAAATCGGCATTTTATACCTCTGTATTCTTCGATGAAGGTGCTTCTCCTGGAGGGGTTATTTCCACAGAACAAAAATTAGGGGATAAACAATTCAACCGTACTAGAGAGCAATTTGAGTCTCGTCACCAGGGATTCAGGAAAGCGCATAGAGTAGCCGTTTTGGAGCAAGGGCTCAAGTATACCCAGACGGGTTTGAGTCAAAAAGATATGGAATTTGCGGATTTGCGTAAGCTCTCCGCTGAAAGAATCTATCAAGTTTTCGGAATGAAAAAGGCAATCGTCAGCGTAGTCGAAGATGTAAACTACGCCACGGCTAGGGAAGAAAGAAAGGAATGGTGGGAAGGTACTAACCTTCCCTTAATGTCAATGATTACTTCGGCGTTGAATTTTGTTCTATTTAGGGACTCTTCCAACGTCAAGTTAATTTTTGACATTACTGCAATAGCCGCTCTTAAAGATGCATTAGAGTCAAAGGTAACCACTGGGTATAAACTATGGCAAATGGGATATACTGCTAATGAGATTAATGATAGATTGGATTTAGGATTTGGTACTAAGTCTTGGCGTAATATAGGATATATCGCTGCTAATATATTGCCCGTAGAACGGGCTATCAATCCCCCCGAGCCTCCTCCCGCGATTCCAGCACTTCCCCCTGCCCCTTCTGAGGAGGTTCCGCTAGAAGAACCCCCGAAAGCATTATCTTCGGGGATTGATGATAAAGTTCCGGATAAAGACGATATCAGAAATGAACGACTTTGGGAAAACTTCCTTCAAAAGTTAGATGGTTTAGAGGAAAAATTTGAAAAGAAAGTAACCAGAGTGTTTGCGGATATGAGAAGGCGTTCTTTGGATAATTTGTACAAGAGTGCTAAAGCTCCCAAAGACCTAGATGATGAATTTTTCTTGGATGATTCTAAGAATATCTCTAAGTTTACTGATCCCATTTACGAAAGGTCTTTGATTATAGGATTCGCTTCTTTGTTCGAGGAAACTGGAGAGGAAATTTTTTGGAGCGTTTCCGATGCGGAAGCTCAAGCTTTTCTTTTAATGAAAAACATCAAGATAAAAGGAATCATTCAAACTATTAAGAATCAAATCAGAATAGAATTGATGGAGTCTTACCAAAACGGAGAGACCATAGACCAGATAGCTGATAGAATACGAAGGGTGTTTAACGTATCCAAGAGTAGGGCTAGAACCATAGCCCGTACAGAAATCATTGGTACCGCCAACGAAGGTAGGCATTTGGCTATTGGTAGATCAGGGTTCGGTGAGAGGCAATGGTTTACTGCTATGGATGAAAGGGTACGTCCTCAACATAGAATGATGCATGGTATGAAAGCCAAATTAGGGGAACCGTGGGTTATGCCGGACAGTACCTCCTTACGTTTTCCTGGGGATTCGAACGGCCCCGCCCATCAGGTAATAAATTGTAGATGTATAGAAACCGTAGTACCAGAATCTCACCATACGTATTCAGGAGATGGACGAGCGGAACATGGAGCGGAACAGAAACGTGTAGAGGAAGTGGAAATCAGAGTAACTGAAGGATTGGAAGAAATGGATAGAAAGATTTTGGAAATGGAAGACAGGAAAAGACAAGATAGAGAAGAATTCGAAATCAAATTGGAAGAGGTAGGGAAAAAGGCATTAGAGGACTTGGAAGAAAAGAGGAGAAGGATTGAGGAATTGGAAGAGGACAGTAAGCGGGAGAAAAGTGAACTTGAAAGGAAAATAGAAAGTCAGGAAGATGTTCTTAAAGTTCTAGAGTCCCAATTCGGTTTAGTCAAAAAGGAATTGGAAAGCAAAGATGGATTATTGGGAGAGGTTTTGAAGGATGCAGAAACTAACCGTGGAAACTCTTTCGATAAAATATTGGAAGAGGTTAGAAGTAACATAGATTTGATTAAAGGTATGGAGGAACGATATAATAAGGAATTGACTATTTTGAACGATTTAAGGCAGAATGACCTAAAGGAAATAAGAAATATAGTTGGAACGATTCCGAAGGAAGTCAGAATTGATAGCATAAAATTGGATATGCCTCCTACGGAGGTGAAAGTCGTAATTGAGGATAAGGAAAAACCTCCGAAGTTGATTGAACGAAAGAAGAGAATAGTGAGTTTCGTTCGGGATGAGAAGGGGGTATTGAAGGGGGCTGAAATAGAAGAAACGGAGGGAGAGGAGTAATGGCGTTAGACTCAAGACTATCGAATGTGTCGGTAAATGCAGAGGCTGATGCTTTTGGTGCTCTATTCAATGGAGGGTTTTTAAGGATTTATTCTGGATCTATGCCCTTAACCGCCGATCACGAGATAACGGATCAGGTTCTTCTGGCTGAATTGGGTTTCGAAGATCCAGCATTTCTTGCTGCTGTTAATGGGACCATCACCGCCAATTATATTGCACCAGATACCTCCGCTCCTAATACTGGTACTGCTTCTTGGTTTCGTTGTATAGGAGAAGATAGTGTTACGAAGGTAATGGATGGAACCATTGGAACCTCTAACGCCAATTTACTTTTAAACAGTCTTCAAATTCAGCAAGGAGCTGAAGTTGCCGTTACAAGTTTTCAACATACGGTGGTTAAGTCGGGATAATCAAATTAGGAGGTAAGGGAAATGGCCATTGGAACGGATTTTGAAATCCAGCTAGACAAAGATGTTCGGTACATTGGTACCGCGCATGAGGGGGCGGGTGCGGGGTATTACACCGTTCTTGAACTCCATCAGTGGCTCCAAGGGTTGGCGGACGATGCGAGTTCCTCATCCGATGACTTCCTGGATATTACTCGGGATACGCCATCGGATAAGTCTTACGACACGATTATCACGCTCACCAACGGGTACAACATAGATCAAACTGCGTCGGAACATCTCTACGGCGGTTCGATCATCCAGGCAGCTGGGTTCGAGATTTATGACGGACTTCAGGTTCTTGCGAACGAAGGTTGCTTCGTTGAGATCATTCAGGACGGGTCGAAACTTGCAACTGACTTCTGGAATTCGATTCCGGATGGGGAATCCGTTGCCGGCCTGAACCGGGATATCGCAAACGGAATCTCCGCAAGATTTCTCCTGAAGGTTCGTACTGCAGACGCAGACATCGATGGACGGAGACTGATCTGCCAGACCAGGGAATGGTTCTATACCTTCTCTGAGTTCAAGGTCAACGGAACCCTGCGAGGCGTGAACGCTGTTCCGCTTACCTACGCCCTTGACTTGAACAATGAGACGGCAGAGGCTACCGTTTCCGGGTGGACGGGAATCGTAAACGCCTTGGAAGGATACTCGAACATCGACGTGGATAATGATGCGGTCGATGAGTTCTACTACTCGGAGTGGGACAGGGCCGGGTACACGATCAACCAGTTCTATGAACGCATGAAGTGGCTCACCCGTAGAGGATCGACCTCCACCTTCTATGGATTTACCTCCGAAGGTGAGTTGTTCCGGGGGATCACTCATGCAATCGGGATTACTCCTGGGACAGGAACGTGGGCTCAGCCTGAAACCCTCTCATGGGGATCAGGAGCAACGGCAGGAACCGGAATGCTTATTGCGGTGGACGATACGGATGCAACGGCAACAAGCGAATTGTGGTTACAACTTACGACTGGAGTCCCGCCGACAACGAACCTCATCACCGGGGCGGGATCGGCAACAGGAACAGCAAACTCTGTCACGGAGCGGGTGCTTTCCTTCCCGTTCTGTGGGGCATCCACCGGAACGGCCATAGTCGGCGCGTATGGGTTCGGTATCGAATATGCCGACCTCGCTGTGAACGACAAGATGATTTCACTCGCCGGGGGCGCACCGAAATCCCCGCCGAACAACCAAACCTTTACTCTGAGCGGAATCCGTACCACGGACGATTATGCACTCGTCGGGCCGCTTGGGTACAAATTCTACTACGACAACGAAGGTGGCACCCCTCCATTTGTTGTTGGGGAAACAGTAACCTTCGATACTCCGGGGACAGCAATCGTAGCGGAAGTGCGGGACTATGGCCTTTACGGGGAATTGGTGATTGGTGAAATATTGACCGGATCACTTCCTGCAGATGATGATACTATCACCGGGGATGGAGGTTGTACGGGAGATGTGAACGGCACTCCTACCAATGCCATTAACACTAGGCAGTTCACACTGAATGGTGAGCTTAACGGCGTGACTACGAGTGTAGTGGTCACCGAAGCAATTCCAGCGGATACCCCCTCATCTGGAACAATCAGGGTCAAGAGGGCAAACGGTATCTATACCAGACATCCGTATTCGACTTGGGCGACCAGTACGTTCACGATCACATCTCACGACTTCACCACGAACACCGCACCAGACGATACCAACGTCTTCATCTCGTACATCGATTTGCAGGCTGCGGCATCAACCGCTACGTTCGTAGGAACCTATACAGCACTTCGAAATCTTCTTGTTCGTGTAAGGTCGGGAGCGGTAACGGCTGGATACTCCCCGATCAAGACCTACGAAGCTCCGGCAACATTTGGAGCGGCAGGAGGATCGGCAACAGCGGTTAGAACCTACGACGGATAATAAGGGTAGTTTATGACCGCTCCAGCATGGGCGACGAATCTTGCTACAGTCTGGATTGAGGGATCGACCACTGTCACTGCCATCGGTGGTGGTGGTATGGCAGTGGTCAATCCTGAAACCGACTTCTTCATCCAGAATGCTAATTGCATATCTGGGAAAGCCTGGACCAATGCTACCAAGGGTTTTATTATAGATGGTCTTGGAACAACTTTCACAGTCCCGTCCGATGGGGCTGTCATTTTATTCGGTTATTATGCTGCTGCTGGATCATTAGACACTAAAGCAAGTGGAGGACTTCAAGCTATTATTGGATCAGCGGATAATGCCTATTATCACTATTATATTGGTGGAAAAGACACACTTGCTTATGCTTCATGGGTGCCATACGCCATTGATCCAAACACAGCAACTTTAGATAATACTACTGGTTCACCTGATGGAAGCGAAAGATGGGTAGGAATACTAGCTTATCTACCAACGGGATCTGGACCGACAAAGGGTTATCCTATTGCCGCCGATGCTATTCGCTATGGTAGATGTGATGTTGAATATACCTATGGTGATGGTTCTCCTAACTATAACACATTTGCACTTGCTGAGGCAACAGCAAATTCTCTTGCGAATAGATGGGGACTGCTTGAATATGTTAATGGTGTTTACTTAATACAAGGCTTCCACTCATTCGGTACATCAGGAACAGTGGTAGATTTCCGTGATTCTAATAAGGTAGTATTTATTAGGGCTTCAGGAAATAATAATTTAACGAATGATTCCGTATCTACAGCATTTAATAGAATAGAGATATTAAACTCTGGTTCAAATGTAGACTGGGACAATATAATCTTCCAAGCATTAGGAACACGTGCACGTGGAGTATTTGTCCATACGGCTGGAACCTTTGATGCTACAAGTTGCCAATTTGTTGATATGGACACATTCTCACTTCTTTCAACAAGTGTAATGACTGATTGCATCTTCCGTAGAACCAATGCAATAACCGCACCGGGGAGCACCCTCAACGGATCGAAGATCCTTGCCCCAACGGTAGTGGCAAACGCTTCGGCGTTGGTGTGGAACGTTGCGACCGACCCGGATGGATACATGGATGACATGGAGTTCAGTCAGGGAGCTACGGATCACCACGCAATAGAGTTCGGGACTTCTTCACCAACAACTATGACCCTACGGAGGGTCGATTTCTCGGGGTTCAACGCGGCAGACGACCATAACGGGTCTGCCCTCTACTTTGCAAGAGATACCGGAACAGTGACTGTTTCCTTGGCGGCCTGCAATGGAACAATCAAGTATAAATCTGCCGGAGCGACCATCGTCCTGGTAGTCGATCCGGTGGATGTTACGATTACGGCGATTGAGGCTGATGGAGATCCAATCAACGTGGCACAGACGTTCCTGAAGGCGAAGGATGGGACTGGACCGTACCCCTTTCAGGTAGCCGTAACCATCGTGAATAGCGGGACGCTTGCTACGGTAACGCATGCGACGCATGGGTTGGCGACGAATGATAAGGTGTTCATAGAAAGCGCAACCTTGAACCCGAACAACGGCGTCTTTCCGATCACGTGGATCAGTGCAAGTTCGTATTCCTACACAATGGGGAGTGCTCCAGGTTCAAGTCCAACAGGAGCGACCTCTACGTTCTGTCTGCTGTTCGGCCTCACGGATACAAATGGGGAGATCACGATGAATAAGACATTCTCATCGGATCAGCCTGTAACTGGATTCGTGAGGAAGTATGGGGGTACTCCTAAATATAAAACTGCTCCTGTTATTGGAACGGTGGATAAAGATAACGGTGTTTCCTTAACTGCAGTTATGGTGGAAGATTAAATGGCAATCACAGTAACTTGGCCAACTAGAGTAATCAATGTACAGAAAGCAGACATGACGTTAGTTCAGTCTACGCCTATTGAGGTTCGTGAGCTTGATTTGGATACCTTCCGTCTTACCTTAAAAGATTTAGAAGATTCTGAAGAAGGTATGGCATATATACTTACTCATAATCATGTGGCTCCATTTGATGTTGGTGGTATTACCCTTGCTCGCGTTGTTGAGATAGTCAACGATTATACAGTTACGTTTGAAGATGGCGCATATATTGTAAATCTGGTTGGGGCAAATACAAATCTGGCCGATAGAGTAAATCCAAATAATGTATCAATCCGTTCTTCGAACTCGGCGGGGTTAGTGCAAACGAGAGAAATCCAATACGCATCGTTCAACGGTGGTGTGACGTTAGATGTGATCAACGGAAAAGCGGGCACGCTTTATCCAATAGGGACTCTACAGACCCCAGTAAATAATCTTGCTGACGCGCTTCTTATCGCTACCCTTCGGGGGTTCAACGTTATATATATTGTGGGCGATGCGACGATAGATACAAGCGGAGATTACAGAGGTTATTCTTTTGTAGGTGAGAATTTAAACAAAAGTCAAGTTACAGTTTCAGCCAACGCTCAGGTAGATGGATGTGAATTTATTGAGATGGACGTGACGGGTACTTTAGATGGGGATGCCTTGGTGAGAGATTGCAGAATAAGCGATCTAATCTACGTGGACGGGGTGATCGAGCGATGCATATTAGGAGCCGGAACCATAACGCTATCGGGGGCAAGCGACGCACACTTCATAGATTGTTGGAGCGGAGTAGCAGGAACCGGAACGCCGATAATCGACATGGGAGGAAGTGGAACAAACCTGGGCATCCGAAACTACAACGGCGAGATAAAGATAACAAATAAGTCTGGAACGGATAACGTTAGCGTTGACATAAACAGCGGGCATTTGGTCTTGGATTCTACGGTAACGAACGGAACGATTGTTGTTCGGGGAATTGGAAAACTGACGGAT